TAGTTGACCGTGACGGTATAACTGCCCGACGCTGGCAGCGTGATGCCATCGGCCCTGTAGACATAGCACTTCGCGGCAAGGCTGCTGGCGGCATCTAAGATGAACGTAGACGGCGTGACCCCATTATCAATGACTGACGTCGGCGTGTTCCCGAGCTGGACGTACACCAGCACCTTCGCGCCGGCCGTTGGGTTCGTCGCCCAGGTGGTTACCACGCTGGAACCACTGCCGACTTGCGCTAGCGTGGATGTCTGGTCTATCGTTATGCCCATGAGGCATTACCTTCCCGGCATCCAGCCGTAGCTTAGGACGAGGTGAAGGTGACCAGCCCGGAAGCGTTGATGGTCAGGGTGAAGTTACCGCCCGTGACGACCGACACCGTGCCCCCGAAGTCCCAGTAGCAGATCAGCTCGCGCTGACTGTCGTTAAGGTCGGCCGTGGTGTCGTAGAAGAACGCATACTGCGCGCTCCAGTTCGCACCGGCCGTCCACGAGACGTTGGAGCAGGTCAGGGTGACGACGAGTCCCGTGGTGGTCAGGGACACGCCGGTCAGAACCGTGCGGGAGTAGCCGGACGCGGAGACCTCGGTCAGCGCGCCACCGCCACCGGAGCCGGCGTTGCCTAAGAAGTCCGCAACGGTCTGGTAGGCCGCCGTCGAGTTGGAGGTGCCCGGCCAGTTGAAGGTGCCAGAGGCTAAGCCGACCTTAAGCTCGGAGCTTCCCGAGGCCCAGTTCTCGACCTTGCTGGCGATGTTCTTGACCGCGTTCGGGAACACGTGAGCGACAGCAGTCATGCTTACTCCTTAGATGTCTACGCCTACCATCATACAACCACCCGCCCCAGACATGGTGTCCGAGGCGGGTGGTTGCAGCCTTCTAGTTCCTACCCGAGGATCGTGTAGGTGTATCCGAGCACGGTCTCATCGCCGTTCACGTCTCCCAGAGACGCCTGGCAGAGATCGCTGGTGCCGTTGGCCTCCGTGGCACCGTCGCTCCAGAAGACCGGGGATACCTGCCCCGGGTATACGAGCACGGCGTGGCCGGTGCTGGCCGCACTGGTGTAGGTGGACTGATCGCCCCCGACGGCAACGATGCCCGGGCCGTAGTTAGTGATCTGAACCGAGAACGGTCCGACCGTCTCACCGAACCCGAACCCGATCACTCCGAGAGACGCCGGAAGAGCGCCCTTCACTGTAACAGTGGAATTAGCCATGCATCATCCTTTGTGTTGGCTTGGCTTACTCTACTATTATACCAGGTCAGCGGCCTAGATGTCGTGGTCTTCGGGTGTAAAACGGGTTGCTGGCCACCTCGACCGGCTGGGCCGCTTCCTCGTCCTTGGTCAGCACGCACGCCATGGCGAGGCTGTCCGCGAAGTCGTCGTGGGCGTCCCGGACGGCCGGGGCCTCGGCTAAGACGTACGGTCCCTTGAACAGCAGCTCCAGGTCTTCCATCTCCTGGCGGAAGCGCCGCCACAGCTTCAGCCGGCGGACCTTGGCCCCGGCGGGCCACACCACCTGCCGGCGGTCGACCAGCTCGCGCAGGTACTTCCACCGCACCGACTGCTCGGACTGGCTGGAGCCCAGCTCGATGATCTCCACCCCGGGCATCAGACGCATCAGCCGGGACGCCACTGCGTCGCCCACGCCGCCGACGTCTATGCCGACCTTGTAGACGTTGTAGTTAGAGAGGAACTCGACGATCCGGTAGTATTGCTCCTCCCAGTCGACCCCCTCCAGGTCCAGCCAGTTGAGGATGCGGTGATGATAGTAGCCCAGCTCGTCCGGGTGATCCCAGTCCACCCAAACGACTGTCACGATGGTCTTGTCCTGCTTGCGCGCTGGGTCGATGCCGACCACGACGGGCGAGTGACTCCAGGCGTGCACGACCGACTGCATGGTCACATCACCGCACTCGTCGAGCTTCTCGCTCGTGGTGAACATACCCTTGTCCAGCAGCCAGACAAGCCGGTAGGAGAGCTTGAACTCGTCGGAGTCCTCCCCCATGCGGAGCATTTCCTTCTGCACGAACTTGCGGTAGTTCGCGTTCTCCTTGGCCGCCGCTCGCCAGTCGACCTCGAAGTGATTGCACCGCCCGGCACCGCGCCGGGTGAGTGCCCGCTTATTCGCCTGGATCGTCGTGTAGAAGACGTTCTTGGTATAGGTTGGCGTGCCGGTGAACACCATCGTGGCGTTGTAGGCCGCGCCCATCGGCCCGATCGACTTGTTGACCACCCGGTCGTCCGCGCCCTGGCACTCGTCGATGAGGATGATGTGGTACGACCGGCCCTCAATCGTAGCCCGTGGGTGTGCGGTGGTTTTCCGAACTAGCGAGCCCTCGCCGTCGATGCTGCGGAACCGCACCCACACCGTGCGTCCCTTGGCGATGACACGCGCGCCGATCTCAGGGTCGGACATGACGGCGGTGGCCGTGTCGGAGGTGAGGCGCGAGACGATCCGGCCGAACAGCGTGTCGGCCTGCTCGTCGACCGGAGCGAATGCCCCGACCCAGACGCCCTCCGCGAACTTATCCAGCAGGTCCTGGAAGACCTTGGCCAGGATGGGCAGCATGATCATGGCGGTGGCGATGCAGTTGGCCACTGTCTCGCTCTTGCCGGTCTGCCGGGCGAATAACGCCGTGATGGTCGCGCCGTCGTTAATGATCAGCGACTCGAAGACGCGCCGGGCGAACGGCTGCTGGTACTTCCGCAGGGGATGGCCCGAGATCTTGTCGCACACGACGAGGAGCTTGCTGATGAGCTTGTTGACGAACTCCTGGCTGGTCTCGTCCAGGTCGACCTGGGTGTCCGCGTAGGCTTCCCGCTCTGCATCGGACAGGTCGTCGAGCCGGTCCTCTTCAAGGAGGTCTAAGTCCAGCACGTCCGTCATGGTAGCCCCAGAGTAGTTGTCCGTGACTCCAGGATAGCGAATAGCCCGGCCAGAATGGAGGCGTCGCTTCCTCATCCTGACCGGGCCTCAACCAAGGCGCGCGAGCCTTGATAGCGAGAGCCGGCCCGGATTTGACGTTTAATCTCCTCCGGGCCGGCCCGGTCACCCGGGTTGCCCCGGGCTTCCGTGAGCTACGGTACCAGGTGCGCCTCGATGACCGCAAGGACTTCGGCCTCGATCGCGGAAACGGCCTTGGAGACGGCGGCGACGGCGGCCGGGTCCTCCTGCTGGACGGCGGACAGCGCTGCGGCCTTGGCCTGCTCCACGGCGTCCTTCAGGTCCCCGACGAGCTTCTCCTCGTCGGCCTTCAGCACCGCGACCTCGGACTTCAGCGCGGCCTCGACCTTGCCGGTGAAGAACCCGATGACGGTGCCCAGGTCGGCCCGGGCCTTCTCGAACTCGGACTCGATGGTCTGCACTAACGACATGGCTACTCCTGAGATGGTTGGATATCCATCTCCAGGATAACATCCTGGTCGATCGCTTCCAGGGCTTCCCCGGACCGCCGCAGAACCGGGCCGATCAGCAGGGCAACCCCCAGGGCAAGGACGAACCACGCCACCAGGCCGGCCGGAATCCACCACAGTCTCATGCCGCCGCCTTCTTGACGTTGCGGAGGTAATGGTCGCGCTGGCGCTGGTCGTCGTCGGACTCAGTGCCCCAGCGCTTGGCGGCGTCCATCCACTTCTGCCAGAAGCTGGCCCGCTCCGGGCACCGCTTGAGCTGGCTGCACCCGTGCCGGGCGACATGCTGGTCGTAGGCGTGCTTCTCGCGCTTGATGTCCGCGACGATGCTCATCCCTTCGCCTCCAATACATCCACGACCACGCACTTGAGCAGGCGGACCTTGCTGTTGTACTCGGCCTCTTCGGCGTAGTTGACCCGGGGGTCGCCCTCCTGGCCACCAGGCAGTATCTGGTAGGCAGTGTGGTGCTCGGACCTCACGGTCTCGATGATGTAGAAGTCCCCAGATAGCTTCACTGTGGGTGGCCCTCCTTCCAGCATTGGCACTCCCACACCTTGTCGTCCTTGCGGCCCGGTGCGGTCGTGTGGATGTCCTCCGGGCAGTAGTCGTGGCGGGTGCCCTCGGGGGTGGGAGTCGTGCAGAACGTACACGAGCCCTTGGTGTCCGGGTGGGGCGGCCGGTCGGTCAGCTCCGCGATGCGGGTGCGGCCACTGTCCGGGCCACTACCTGCCCAGGCGCTTGCCGAGGAGGATGCCGACGATCACGCCGACCAGCATG